GAAACCTGCAACTCAAAGCGGCACTTACCAGAAGATGAACACTCAACCTTCGAGAGATCAAGGGCATAATCAGCCACGGTGTAATCGTGGTTTGTGGAAGCGTCTTTTGCAGTTTCAATAGCGTGATCATAGTCGATAACACGAGCACCAGATGGAGGTGCAACTTCAACGTGCAACGGATTTGTTTTACCGTAAGGAATACCGTTTTCATCGTGAAGGGAAACGTCAGCAGCGTGAACGCTTCCAGCAGTGATACCAGTCACACGCTTAACACAGTCTGCATCAGCAGGCGCAACTTGGCGATTGTGAACAACCAAACCAGTGTGCGAAGGCTTTGTATTATTTGCCGCATCGTACACACCGTCAGAGTTTAGTGCGCCGAGTTCAGACAAGCGCAATGCAACGTCATCACCCGTTGTGGGCTTGTTACCATGAACTTCGACATGCGCATTTTTATCAGTATCGATCTGCATACGAAGGGAAGGATCTGCTCCATCCACCAACTTAACGTGAAGCCTCTCGTGTTCGTCTTGTTCGGAACGTACTGGAACTTGTGCATCTCTATCTAAAGCCATATCACACCCCCCTCATTTGCTTGATTTCTTCCTCTAACTTGCACTGTGCAGCTAGATTACCCTCCAACGATTTCTTAATCGCTTCGACCTGTTCTAACTTCTCAAGATACTGGATTTCATTCTCAGCATAAGAAGTCTGTAAGCGAAGCAACGCAGCCTGTTTTCGTTTCAGTTCGATCTCGCTCATGTTTTTAATCCCCGTAATCATTATAACATAACTCCCATCATCCTAGTAGTGAACTTAGCTGCATCTGGCCTTCGATGAACACCCTTGACTTGGATCTCTTTACCGGATTCCACCTCAAGCCCAACCTTGTCTCCGACAGAGAAGTTAAAGACGGTACTCAAGTCTCCCCCAAAGTACGTTCCCTTCTCAGCGATCACTTCACCATCGACCAAGACTTTGAACCTAGCGACATTTTCACAGTCAACCTCTACAGAGGTAAGCATTATTCCAGCAGAAACGTGAGATAAAATTGTTACTTCGTCGTTTCGCGCAACAGCCTCGACAGAAGAAAACATGTTCACAACCGCACCCGGAGGACTGCCAAGTTGCAATCTTCCACCGTTCGTCACCAAAAAACGCCATGTGTTGTCGGAGGTATCCCAAGTCACAAGTGGGACACCTTTATCCCGCAACAGCTTAACGAGTTCACCATCGAGCTTCAAACTAGAATCAAGATCGGAGGCAAATGCAGAAACCACTGTCACATATACAGAAAATGTAGCATTTCCGCCTTCTACAGTCGCACGAAGCGTTGGCTTGTCGTGAATTCTTGTAATAGTTTTCCTACTCACACCACCTGAAGTAAGAACGTCGTGCTCACCCAAAATGAATTCTTCACCGAGATCCTTACCAGTCGTAGCGTCCCACCACTGCACTTTAACAGTTGCGCCGGGATCAGCACCATCAACGAAAACTGTAGCGAGAATGGAGTTTCCGCGAATCAGCAACTCCTGCTCATAAACGCCGGGTGCCCTTTCTGCAAGTGGCAGAACCGGATCTGATTCATACTCGTTCAAAGTTCTGAGGTAAGGCTTCGCCACTGTAAAACCTCCAAAAAAAATCCCCTGCCCCGATTGTACACCGGAAAGCAGGGGTTTACCTACCAGTGGCAGGATTACAGAGTCACGTTGTAGCCGTACACAACCGAAACTTCGGAAGCAGACTGTTCGCAACCTTGGAAGTCCATGCGTTGGTAAGAAGCCAACTGCCAGCGGTCATACTCTGCACGGCTGTCCATAGCCACGCGAATCTTGATGGGGCGACGACGACCCAAGAAGAAGCGAGTCTTGTTGACCAAGAGGATACCACCTTTGGTTCCACCAGCAGCCACGATCCCGGATGCGTCCATTGTCTCGGACAGATACTCGGAAGCCACGATGCCCCGGCCTTTATAGGCAGCCAGCAAGCCATTGAGGATTGTGGCCATCGGGCCGAACTTGTCCACCGTCAAGACATTCGTAAGCGAAGTCATCTGGTGGTAAATTTGGGGCGAAACGATGAAGAGGCATTCACGAGGATTCAAGCTGAACTTGCCAGCCTGTGCGATCATCGTGTCGAGCTTAGTTTCACCGACTGCTGCACCGAAATCAACGGTACCGCCGTTTGCGCTATTTCCGAGAGCGATCTTACGAAGACCGTCAACTGCGCGGCGAGCGTCCTTAGCAGCGTATGCGTTGAGCATGTCCATGTGCGTTCCGTCAGCGTCACCGTTAATCAATGCAGTTTCGATTGCACGGATCTGAGCGTCGAGAATTTGGTTACGACCGATTGTGAGGAACGTAACTGCGCTGTCTTCGTTGAGCTCTTCAGGAAGATTATAGAGCTTCACGAGCTTGTGTTTCGCGTCGAAAGTGATCGCGCCAGTTCCGCCGTTGTCTTCGGTAGCAGCTTGACCTTCACCAACAATCTCAGCCACGGTGCCGGAAGCAACTTGGGGGAGTTTGAAAGGGTTGGTGGGCATGGGAATCTCTGTGAAGAGGTTCGCCACTTTCTTTTCCAACATGTACTCTTCGATGTAGCTGGACGAAATTGCAGTTTCAATCCACTCTGCACCAGCACCAGCAACGTCAGTTCCGAACGCCTTGATCTTGCCTTTGAGGTCAAAGTTCTTAGCAGCGCGGTTGTCAAGAAGACCCTTCACGCTTGCGATCTTACGGGGATCGTCAAGTTCGCCTTGATCTTTTTGTGCGCCTTCAAACATTTGCGAATACCAGCGTGCAATGTCCACTTGCTTCTTGAGTTCGAGAGCAGCCATGCGATCCGAAATGGAAGCGTGTGCGTACTCAGGTGCGCCGATGTTCTTTTCCAAGAGGCTCTTAACGTCGGATGCGCCGAAAACGCGAAGCAAACGCTTCTCGTCGGTGTCACCAAGCATTCCACCGAACGCTTTTTCACGTTCGAGTTCTGCGATTCTGTCCTTGGCGGCTTTCGTAGAAGCCTCAAGTGCCTCGTAATCCTTCTGCATATCCTCGATAGTCTTGGCCATAAACACTGCCCTCCTTCGGCAAAAAAATTAAACCCCAAGATCCTTGACCATTGCTGAAACCCTACCATGAATTTCAGCGAGTTTAGCTAGTCCCTTTGCCGATGCCTCCCCATTTTCGGGAGGAAGCGAAGGATTGCTACCATTGTCATTTTCGCCTACTTGCTCCTCTTTTTCAAGCAGCTTAGCGATTGTTTCCAATTGGGTACTAATTTTACCCATCATGGCGAGTTGAGATTGCATTAAACCAATGTAAGGACTACCAAATTCAGAAGCAGGATCAGCAGCTTGCACAGGAGCGGCCACTTGCGGTGGCTGATCTTGCTTCAGGCCCTTCTCACCCTCCCCGGTGGGTTCGGGCTCTGTCCCGTCTTCCTTTTTCGGCTTCTTACAGCCCTTTGCAGTCTCCATAGCGAGAGAGAACATTTCAGAGCTCATGTAAGAGATGTCGCACTTGCCTTCTTCACGGCACATGCTCATTGCAATGGCCACGGCCTGTTCTTCCGGTTTGCCTTCTTCGATCAACTTTGGAATTTTCGACTGAACACACTCTTGGAAAGCAGCCTTTTTCTTGGCTTCTTCGTCTTCTGTGTTTTCGCCTTCGCCAGATTCTTCGCCTTCTTTGGGCTTCTGGCACTCGCAAGGTTCTTTTCCACACTCAGAGCAGACTTCTTTCTGATTTTCTGTTGTATCAGTTACTTTAGGCTCAGTTGATTTTTCACCTTCGAGAGCCTTGAGTACCATTGCTCTTGCCTCTTGGTAATCTTTTGCTTCTCCAAGGCTTTTTGCCAATGCGAATTCAGCGTCGATATTTGCAGGGAGTGTAACGATGCTGAGTTCGTTCAAACGCCACTTGCTGATTACGTTGTAACCTTCAGCACGGTTGTAATTCTCTTCTTTGGGCTCGAAACCGATTGAAAAAGTCTTCAGAATTCCCTCTTTAACGAGGTCGCGGATATAGGAAACAATTTGATCTGACGAGTTTGAGATAACTGCTTTAACCCACAAACCAGCTTCGCTCACTTTGATCTCGATAACACGACCAATGGGAAGATTTCTGTCGTGGTTATACAGAAGAATCGGGTTCTTTTTGTATCTTCCAAGGTCAACATTGTCGAATTTCATCAAGTCGCCAACGTCATCGACGACTGCTTTGTTCGCCCAGCCCTCGATAACAACATCAGTGCCGCTATCAGCAGCTTTTCCAATGGTGAATTCGGTAAATAATTTCTTTAGTTTAACTGACATGATGCCTCCTACACCTTGATTAAATCACGATCTTCTGCTGAAACCACCGCAACCGTGCAGCGGCACCCAATTATTTCTTCAGGGGAACTCTTCGCCTTCGGATCTCGCGGAACACTCATTTCTGTAACCTTGCCGCCGCGCCCGACAATTCTGAATTTCTCGTTTATTTTTACTGTTACTGAGTGCATTTTTGCATGTGTGTGGCGCACACGACTATCCCTTGAGTCGATCCACACCTTAACTGCGTCTGGAATAATCTTAGCCGCATTTTTGCAAGCAGAATCCTGACCAACACTGAGAGCCGCCAATGTTTCTTGCTTGGCAATAAGTGCTGCACGATCAAGTGTGACCTGCTTAAACTCTTCGGCAATCTCACGAGAAATTTCTGAGATAGACATTCCAGCAGAAACGCCTTGTTGGATCTTAGATGTGATTTGATCAATCGTGGTTTGTGAAATGTTCTTGAACGAGTCCCGTCCACGGCTTGCCAAGATGGCCTTTCGTGCTGCTGCTGTCTCGGCCTGAAGTGCGGCAACGGCTTCCCTGTGCTCAGGATTAAACACCATCTTTAACTGTGTAGAGTAACCTGTCTCAACAGTATCGCCGAGGTTCTTTTTGTAACCATCTGCCCAGAAAACAATGTCCTCGAAAAACTCTTCTTCCAAAGAGGCTTCAAGCGCATCGTAGTCGAACGCCTTGCTCTTTTGTGGAGGCTCTTCTTTCAGAACACGAAGAGTACGTTCGAGTTGTTTGAGCAAAAGTTCAGTAGCGAGAGAAGTCATAACCTCGTCTGTGCGCAACAGTTCATCGTCAACATCTTTCGTGTGATTGGTGAAGTTGTCGCTTTCTTCGATCTCGGTAATTCTGCCCCACTTTGCGCTAGGCATCGCTTCAGGAGGCTGAACAGGTTCAGGCATGGTGTCCGGGTTTGGTTGCTCTCCACCGTCATTTGGTGGCTTCTTGGCAGGTTCTTTTTCCATCGCGGGATCGCGCCACACGCCCGGAATAAAGTCTGCGCCTTCCAACGGCTCATCACCCCAAACATTCCTGCGAATCTCGTTGATTG